CCAGTTACAAATCCCTGTCGAATAGTAGTTGCCATGTTTTGTTCCTTTATATAAATAGAATTTAATTATTTGTATTATATAACAAGACCAGTAATTACAAAAGCAAAGGGTGAAGAAAAAGAAGCTTGTATCTTTCTCTCCACCCTCACCTAACTTAGTCTATATTAACCTAGTTTACGCTGCTCTTAGGACGAACCAGAAGCACCATAATAGCTACGCCAATCAGAGAAGCCGAAGCTGTAACGCTCACGCGCTTTAAACCTAAGATTGCCTGTATCGAAATCAGGTTCCATCTTAGTTTGAAGAGGCGCACGAACAAACATTTTAGCTCCATTCGGGCAATCAGTACGCAGATACCAAGCATTTCCATCTTGGAACCTACGGTTTACATAAAAGCCACCAGGAACTAGACCCTGATTACGGATGCTGTTAATATCATTAACATTCGTTGCACCGTTTGCAGCAGTCGTTGGGTTAACACCAATTGTCGTTGACATTGTGCTATTCAAGATTTGGTCTGCCGTAAAGGCAAGGTCCGAAGGCACATGAAGTGACTCAACCTGTAGACCAACAAGAATACCACGATCATCTTCTGCTTTTGAGATGGTAATCAAAGCCGACTCAAGAGATGCTTCCGAAAGATCAGTAGCACCAAGAGTGTTGGATTGAGTACCGCCACCAACTACTGGATGACTAGCACTGAAGAAAGGCTGTCCGTCCCCACCAGGACTTGTCGCCGCAAAGCCGTTGTTGAAAACATCAGCAGCTTTAACTTGCTTAGTGTTAGCCATTGCACGGGCAAGACCACGCGCACGTAGTTTAGCAAAAGTGTCATAAAGATTATCTTCCATAGCTTCTTCAGTTACTGCAAAAGCAAGAGCTATAGTCTCGTGACTGTAACGAGAAGCATAGCCTTCTTGTGCATCATCAAACTGAACAGCAGCGCCTTCACTTTTAACAGGTGCTGTGCCAAAGCCGGTGAATAGAACTTCTTCCTCAAACGCACGATCTGATTGTTCAATATCAAAGAGTGAAGCATGTTCATTGTCCACATCATTGTATTCAATACCAAATACAGCGTTTAATCCTGGGAGCAGTTCTTTCGCAATACTAGAGCGATTAATAGCCATTTTTTATTACTCCCTTCCTTAGTTAGCCGATGAGTCAGCGGAGATGTAAGCATCTACGTGACGCACGATACGAACTTCCAGTTTTGGAAAAGCACGATCTGCAGCAACACTAATATCATTTCCTGGCTCATCTAATACAGAGATAGCACGAAGCATACCACCTGTAGTGTCCGTGCGAGAAGCAGCGGCAATTCCGAAGCCTGAACGACCAGTTACTGTAGAACCTGCACCTATTGTACAACTAAAGTTCTTCGACATAATATCACCAGCAGTGACAGAAGCATCAGCTTGAACTACAAAGGTAGCTTGTGGGTCATCAACAACGAATGCAACCGCATCGTCAGAAGATGTACCACTAGGCCAGTAGTTAGAATACTTAATTTCACCGTTAGCAGTATATTGACAACCCTGAAAAACACCTATAGCTTTTTGGGTTGAAACGCTTAAAACGACCACATTTCCTGCAACATTACAAACAATATCGCCACTGAAGATGTTGGTTCCGAAACCACTTGCAATGGGATATTCATTCGTAGCAGTGCTGTTCGAGGCACCACCACGTTTGCGAGAAGGACTAAGGCCGTTTAGTGCTTTTGTATCACTCATAACACTATTCCTTTCCTTGTTTTAAAGTTACGATGACAAACAGGAAAGCTAATCTTGAAAAGAAGGTTGCCTTCCTGTAGTTACCCTTGAGCGACTAGAGTTTGAAATTGGCATACGTGAATCTGAATTACGCATTAGTTGTGCGTTTACAGCGCCTACCGCATCCCTACTTTTTTGCTCATAAAATTCTTGACGGGATTCAGCTAGGTCAGTTGGCATTTTTGCCAAAGCCAAGTCTCCACGACAGACTGCTCCTGAATATCGTCCTTCCTCTCTCACGACAGAGGAGTGTGTCATTTCGGGAACTTCCTCGGATTGAACTATCTCCCAACCTTCTGCTTGGCGCTTACTGATATTTTGAATATCATCATTGCCTTTCATAGTCATACGAATCCAACGCAAAGACATGCCTTCACTTTTGAATCTTTCTGCAACAGTCGGTGGAATATCTAACCAATTAGGTTCTTCAAAAGTCCTACGAGGTTTAGCTTCCCTTGTGCTAGTACTACGTGAGTTTGTATTTCGTGCCATTGTAATTTTTCCTTCCACGCTTAATTAATAAATGCTTGTGTAGTCGCCTTCAGCTTTTTCAACTTTAAGCTTTTCAGTAGCATATTGTTCAAGTGATATTCCCCATTTGTTAGCTAAACGAACGTCTTCTTGTGTTAGTTTAACTTTATTACTCTTAGAAGTTTTAGGTGTGCGTGATGCACCAGCTACCACTTGAGCAGAATTTGACGATGTATCCTGCAAACGAGGTGTTTCAGGTTCTTGAGTAGGAGTACCCTGAAACCTTTGAGGATAACGACTATGTAATCTATTATCGATTTCCTCGTAAAAATCATTATCAGAAGGATCGTATCCTTCATCTTTAAGTTCTTGGTCTATAGACAAAGCAGCCGTAGTCATTATTTGATCTTTACCAAACCAATCATTCTTAGCTGCCCAATCAACAGCTTTTGGATCATATTTAGTAGGCTGTTGTTGTGGTTGACTTACCTGTTGTTGCTCTGCCTGTGTAGTATAATTCTCTAATGCTGTACGTTGATTATTTATTTGATTGAGTTCAGCGTGTGCTTTACTAATACTTTCTTGTGCTGTAATCTGAGCATCTATATCACTATTCTCTATAGCTTGTCTGTAAATACTTTTAGCAGCCTCTAAATTATTAGTTAATTGAGATTCGCTATTATCTATAGAACTTTTTAGAGAAGTAGATAACTGCTCTTCTTTTTGATTTAATTTATTTTGAAGTGTACTAAGACGCTCTTCCATGCTTTGAAGTTTTTCATCACGCTCTTTACGTTGACGAATTAACTGGCGAATACGTTTCTCTGCGCCTTTAGTCTCAATACCTTCTAATTCTTTTATAGGCTGTTCTTTATCTTCAGCTTCTTCAGGCTGTGCAGCTTCTTGTACTTCTTGAGTATCTTCTTCTACAACAGCTTGAACAGGTTCTTCATTTGCTTCTTGACCTTCTACTTCAAACTGAACAGCTTCTTGTTTTTCTACACCATCTACTTCAATGGTTGACCACTCTTCTTGATTCTCACTCATTACTTTTCCTTTACATACCGCTAGTGGCGAACCTAACGAATTAAGGTTTATCCTACGCCGTTACTATATTTTATATTATATAATATAAATACACAAATTAATTTGAAAGATTAAAAGTTGGATCAAGCGTATGAGGACTTTCTACTCTCATAATAATTTGATCATCAAACAAAAGAATTAACTTAACACCTTTGTAAACAAACTTTTGACCAGTGAATTTTCCATAGCAAACATAGTCGCCTGTAGCACACCATTTTCCTAATGGAAACTTCTCTTCGTCTTTATAAGCAAGGTCGCCTAATTTTAATACCCTGCCTACTGTTGTAAGATATGAAATATCTTCTTTTAATTTTTCAGGGATAATAATACCCCCTTTAGTTTTCTCTTTAACTATTACTGGTTGAACTAAAACGTGATAACCAGGAATATCTGGTAAATCATTTACATCAATTAGATCACTATCTGAATTTACCCAGTCTGAATTATTAATTGATTTCTCTAGTTGTACAGCTTGCATCAATCTTCTTCCTCATATATTCGATGTTTAACTATATGCCTTAGTAAGTCCTGTGCAAATTCAACACCTTCTATTAGACCTACTGCTTGACGATACTCATCGTAACTAGAAGCGTTTCCATACGCAAGAGATTTTTTTGTTTCTTCTATCTTTTCTTTATACTTTAAATTTAACTCGTCCCAAAATTCCATCACTATCCTTTATTTGTATCAGAGATAAACTTACCTAACATATCTGCTGCTTTAAGAGTTTTGTCTCTGTCAATGTTTGCTTCAGTATCTGCTAATTCAAGCAACGCTTCCATAGCCGCAATAGCTTTCTTAGATTCCCTATCACGCTCAGAATCCTCTGCTTTAGCTGTGATACTAGCACCTTCTTTAAACATATCCAACTGAATTTGTAGTTCTTTAAGATCAAGCTCACGTTGTTTATTAGCAGCATTTATTGCTTCTTTAGCTGCTTGTGCTTGAATTTTCTGTTGTTCAATACCAAGCTTCTGTCCTTCAATCTGAACAAGCTGCGCTTCAGGAGACATTGCTTGTTGCTGCATAGCGGCAGCTTGATTGGCTTGAAGAACTTGTTGAGCAGCAGTAGCCATAACTGCTTCAATAAGATCAGGATTATTTGGATCAATGCCCTGCTGTTCTGCATCATTGCCATATGTAGAAATCATTTCTTCTGTTATACCAGTAATCTGTTCTTGATACTTTAACATAAGATGTTCCTGCATGTTTGCTTCTAAAATTGGAGCTATTCGTTGCATTAACGGATTAGCACCATTTGCAGGGTCTTGTAGGTATGTGGTCTTAACTTGAATATGTGCATCATGGTTTTGACCAGGGAATGCTTTGATAGCCATTCCTTTAACTGCTGCAGCAATATCACTTACAGGATCAAGCGGAACAGGCTTTGGCTTGCTCGGCATAATCTTATCTAAGTTAGGAATATTTGCTGCATTAAGAATTGTCTTGTTTAGCTCTTCAATATCAAACATGCCTGGAGGAGATGATTGAGAAAGCTGTAGTGCAAGTTGTGCCATCATCATGCGATGAGCAGAAGATGGTATATTAGGATCAGACACAGGAATAATATCAATCCTGCCATCGAAGTCATTACGATATATTTTTAATGTACCATTAGGAATATCACACATAGACTCTGAAGGAAGATACTCATAGTTAATTCTTCCTAAGAGTTTAAATTCTTCTTTCTGAGATTTATGTAAACGCTTATGAATAGCACTGAAGAACTTACTACTGGCTTCTAGTAATGCCATTGTAGTTCCTACAGGACCATAGTTAACACCATCAGCTATAACTTGTTCTGTACTGTCTGCAAACTTCTGTGCTGTAGAGGTTACAAAGTTAAGCATCTGCAGAAGTGTTTGAGAAGGTTCTTTGTAGGGCAGGTTAATAATCATCTTAGAGATATCATTACCTGTAGCTTCTACTTCTTTAAACTCACCAGGAGATATAGGATCATTATCTCCTACAATACGCATACCTTTTGCCTTGAAACCTCCAGGTAAATTAGCAAACTGACCAGCATCTACTAGGCTACGCATAGCTGCAGTCGCTGTCATAGTAAGATTACCCAAGAAATGTATTAGACCTAGACCATAAAAACCAAATCCAGGGACAAAACGATAGTGTGTGAAGAAGATTTTCTTTTCTTTTCGCGGATCATCTTTATCATAGTTCCTGCGGATAGACAGAATCTTCCTGCTTTTCTCTTCTATAGTAACAATATAAGGAAGAGCAATATCTTCTTCGTCTTCAAAGCCTTCTAAATCTAAATAACAGTGCTGTTCTAACAACACATATTGTGGATCATTGTCTCCAGATGGAGATAAACCCATGATATTATCCATCTTCTGGGACATAGCGCTGCTTTGTGGTATAGAAGCTTCAGGTAATTCTACGTCTTCATACATACCTGCAGCAATATCTCTACGCATCTCTACCGGAGAACGGTAAATTACATGCGTATACCTATCTGCTCGACGTAAGTCTGTAGCATAATAGGACACATAGAACTGATCTATAGGGACAAACTCAGATACAGGACGGTTTAAACCTGAATCAAAATAAATTTTCTTGAAGGCAGAACCTATCAGAGGTAGATGAAAGAGCATACGTTCAAACTCATCAAAGTATTCTGACATCTGGTCAGTAACCTGATAGTTCATAAACTCTTCTACACGTTGTGCCTGATCTTCTTTTTCTTCAGATACATTTCCTATGATCTGAGACTTAACAGGTCCACTGGCAGGAAATAGTTCTTGTGTAGCTTTAGACTGAAACTTAACTGCTGACTCAATAAGAACAGGATGTACTGCTGTACATGCTCCCTCAAAAGGTTCGGAGGCTTCCTCTAACTTCAAACCAAGAAGATCGAAGCCACGCTCAAACATACTCTCCCATTCACCGCGACTATCTTTGTCTGCTACAAAGTTATCATAAACTTCTTGAGAGATATCTTGAAGAATATCATCATCTATCTCATCTGCTAAGTTTCTATAAAACTCATCATCAGTTTCTTCTATCTGTTCATCAGACAATAATTCTTCTGTTGGGTTTTTAAATTCTACTATTACACCACCATCAGTATTATCATATTCAATAGTAGCTTCTTGCTCTGTGTCTCCCTCTGGCTCAATCTCTATTTGAGTAACTTGAACTTGTGGGATAGGATCAAAGGGATTACGTTCAGTTGCCATTTATATCGTCCTCGGTGTATAGTTATAAGGATTACGTTCTACTATAGAACCACCTTTCTTATATCCCATCCAAGTACGCATTTGTTTTAAAGTGGGATTTTTAAAAGTCTTTTGTTCTATCTTGTCTTTAACTTTTGTGCCGCCTAAAGGAGTATAAGCAATAATCTTATCACCTTCTATATTATATTTAAAGTTTTTATTTTTACTGTCTGTTGCTAAACTATAACCATGTTCTTCTAAAAATTGTATTTGTTTTTTAAAATCTAATCTTTTATTTAGATTAGTATCAGGATAGTCTCGTTTTGTTTTTTGAATTGTTTTTGCTATAGGCTTTACTGTTTTACCTACAGGACTTTCTAATGCTCCAGAAAGTAAAGCAGTTGTAGCTACGGCAGGACTAGGGTTTTCTACAACTTGTTTACCAGCTTCATATATTGCAGATATATCAGGTGTAATAAATTGAGCAAGTCCTTTAATTGGCTCATAAGCAGGACCAAGTGTACCCTGAAGAACCTCCTCTCCTTTAGTTAATCCAGTTTGTACATAAGACTGCATTAAGTTTAGAACATTTTCTAATGCGCTATCGCCATCAATTGCCATATTGTGCATTACCTTTACTAAATAAATAATTTTTTAATTATAGTCTTAAACTCGCCAGTATGCAACTCGCTTTTGATTTCTATGTCCTTGATCATCCTCCCAATCAGGATCATCAGGATGCTCTAAACGCCAGCTATCTTTTACATAATGTATTGCCATTGTCATGGCGTCAACCTGATCATCATATTTACCATATGGAAACATTATCATCTCTTCGTAAAGTTCTGTTGACCAACCCTTTCCTTCTGGTAGCCATACCCTTCCTGACTCTAGCATAGGAGATGCAGAAATAACTCTGCTAACCTTATCTCTATCAGGAGTATACTCTAGTACAGGCAAACCACTTCTACGCATGTCCTGTATCAAAGACTGACCACTGGCCTTCTTTTCTACGAGACAAAAGTCTGGCCTATGTTTCTTGTATTCTTCTTGTGCTATACGTCTTAGATCAGGATACTCGTATCTGCCTCTTTTACTTCCTAGTAGAATAATATTAGAGGCTACGTTTTCTTCTCCTGTTTCAAGATCATCATCATGGAAATAGAATATACCCCATGTTTGTATCACTGAATAGTCTGCGGTTGTCTTTGTGGAGAACGCTGTGTCATATGTCTGTAGAATAAAGTCACAGCCAGGAGGGTCGCCATAGTCCCACCAGTTAACCCAATCCTTCTTAATCAAGCTACCTTCATCAGGAGTAGGATTCTGCATATACAGGCTTTCCCAGTACTTTGATCCATTGGTAGCTCTTATCTCCATCTCATCTTGTCTTAGTATTTCATCGCTTTTCCATTCAGGAAAGTAACTTGTTCCTACAGGCAAGCCTAGTAACTTACTAGAATCTTCGTCTACCCATGCAGGTATACTGACTACATCCCAGCGCATCTCTGTATCTATATCAAACTTCTCTTGCTGCTTCAGCAGCCACCCGCAAAGATCATCATAATGATAACGGGTATTAATAATAATTATTGCACCATTAGGCATGATACGTGTGCGTAAACCTGATGGCCACCATTCCTTGATATACCTTCTACCTGCATCAGAGAAACTATCTTCTTCTGACATTGCATCATCAAGGATAGCTACATGTGCGCCACGACCTGCGATCTGACTACGAACACCCGCAGCATAGTAGCTACCATTCAGGTTTGTCTTCCACTTACCTGCTGCCCGTACATCCTGTCTGAGGTTTACCCCAGGAAACATATCTGTAAATTCTTCTGTTCCTACTATGTCTCTGACTGATCTACCAAAGTCACTAGATAGTTGATCCGAGTGACTGACTGTCAGTATCTCATGGTTAGGATTTTTACCTATGTACCATGCAGGGAATAACTTAGAACATATTACTGACTTACTGCTACGAGGAGGGAGAAACACCATGAGGCGTTTGATCTTTCCTTCTACCACCTTCTGCAGTTTGTCTGATATAACTTCAATATGCTTACCCATCTCCCAATCAGATACCAGCGTAGGTGCTACTAACTTAACAAAGGTAAGGAAATCTTTCTTAGACTTCTGCGAAGTTAATTCTTTTAGATTGTTTCTTATCTGAAGAAGAGCAGCATATTTAAACTCTTGTTCCTGTATAGCCTGTTGTTGTTTAGCAGTTAGCTGCTCTTCCTCTTGTTCTGTCATGTTAATTTAAACTTCTTGTTGATCTGAACAAATAATTTGTCTTACTGGCTTACCCTCAAATCTAGAAGACGCATATTCTCTTATACCATCTACGTTCTTCCACATATAAGTATAACAACTTTCTTGCGTTCTAAAAGTTAGAGGCTTTCCCTGATGATGAGTGATAACCAATGCATCTTCTTCACCAGTTAATGGATATACCTCTTGATCTGTACCAAGACCTAGAACCATGAAAACGACTATCTTCCACATTTTACTTTCCTTTTTGTTTTGCTGCTCTTTCTTCTCTACAGCATCTGCAGTTACAGTCTCCCTCTTTATGTTCTACATGAAGTTTCCCACAAGTACAATAGTCTTTATTGTTATCGCAATCTTTTTTCATAATGACAATATCTCCTGAACATCAAAATAATATTTTAACACCCTCTTCTTGTGAAGACAACAAAAGTACCTTTTCTTGCGAAGACAACCAAGGCTATCTTATATGGTAGCGAAGTTGCATTTATGCAACACTAAGATATTATTTTTATTTTTTTATTATTTTTTCTTGATAATATTATTTTTGTCTGTTATAATTATATATATAGAGATACTACAGAGTAGAAATTCTAACAGCAGTTAGAAGATAATAAATAATAATAATAAAAATAAAGTTAGAATATCTGTTACATAGAGTTTATATAATTTATATATAGCGATATAATAAGAAAGTTTAACAAGCCTTATTTTTAGAATTAATTTTACTGTACGTGAATTGCTGAAAATAAACTAAGGGGGTGTTTCCTAGATTGGATGCACCCCTTTTTTTGTTTAAATTTTAGTAGGTTTATCAAGCCTTGTATTTTTGGTCTGTATATGTCATAGGCATATATATATAAAACAGCAAAGCAAAATTTTTTTGCAGGGGTATAGCTAAAAAAATCTCTAGAAAATCCATAGAGCGTTTAGCGTTTCCTTTTTTAAATGCTTCGGCGCCACACGAAAGCTTATTCAATTGAGCATCGTTAAGATTATGCAGAAGCTTGTTTAGGTCGTCGACCTTTTACAGAAGGGGTGGGTCTTCTTAAATAACATACCCCCTACCCATCCCCAGAAATCCCCCATTCATCTATACAGCTAATGAATAACCTGTTCGTTAAACCGCTAGGCATATGCTTAGGCGTTTGTCAATAACAATGATTATAAAAAAAAGTGTAAATTAATTAATTTAGTTATTGACGTCCATCTCCTCATGTGTTCTATTATGAATACACCAAGTTAAAACATTAACCACCACCAAAGGAAAAAGACAATGGAAACGTACAAGATGACAATACAAGAAGCGCTAAAAGATCAAC